ACAATATACGAATTTCAAAATCCGAATTGGAGAAACACTACGTTGCAGCTGATGAATCATTGCAAAAAGCGGAAAAGATATTGAACGAACAAGAAGGAAAAGTAGATTACCTAAAATCGGTTCTTTCAATGATTGAGAATCGAAGTTTTCATATTAATAATGCAATTAATTGGAGAAAATTTGTTGCAGGACTTGGATAAACATTATGCAAATCCTAATGGAAAAAGAAAACGAAGTGTATTTACGACTTTCTTGCGAGCCAGGAGTAAAGATGGAACTCAATCATTATTTCCGATTCCATCCAAAAGATTACCAATTCATGCCCATGTTTCGCAGAAAAAAGTGGGATGGTTATGTTTATCTTTACAACATGGACAATGGTAAGATATATTATGGACTAAAAAATAGAATACAACGTTTTGCAAGTGATAGAGAATATGAACTTATTGATCAAACAAATGATTCAATCGAACCCATATCCAATGAAGATTATCTGAAGTTTCTTACATCATTTCCCTGTGAATATAGACTAAGAGATTATCAAAACAATGCGATACGACACTCCATTAATAAACGAAGATGTGTACTTCTTTCACCTACTGCATCGGGCAAATCTCTTATTATTTACTATCTGATACGATATTATTTTCCACAAAAATCATTAATTATTGTACCAACACTTTCATTAGTGAGTCAGATGTATTCTGATTTTGAATCGTATGCAGATAAAAATTTTGAGGTTGCTAAACACGTTCATAAAATTTTTGGTGGACAAGAAAAAGTAACAGACAAATCAATTATAATTTCAACATGGCAATCTCTATATGAAATGAAAAAACCATTTTTCTCAGAATTTGAATTGGTAATAGGAGATGAGGCCCATCTTTACAAGGCCAAATCACTTACAAAAATAATGAAAAATTTGGAAAATGCACCTTACCGAATAGGAACAACTGGAACTCTTGATGATGTTGAGGTACATAAATTAATATTAGAGGGGTTGTTTGGTGGAACAAAAAGAGTAACAAGTACCAAAGAACTTATCAAGAAGAAGACATTATCATCGATTGCCATACGATGTCTTGTTCTTAAATATTCTAAAGATGTGGCCGGAAAAATCTCAAAATCAAACTATCAAGAAGAAATTGATTTTTTAGTAAGTCATCCTGAAAGAAACAAGTACATATGTAACCTAGTAAAAGACCTTACAGGGAATACATTGGTTTTATTTCAATTAATAGAAAAACACGGCAACATTCTACATTCAATGCTGGAAGGAATGATTGATTCTTCTAGAAAAATCTTTTTTGTTTATGGAGGAACAGATGCAGATTCAAGAGAAAAAGTCAGAGAACTTGTCGAGAAGGAAAAAGATGCTATTATCTGTGCAAGTTATGGCGTATACAGTACCGGCATCAACATTAGGAATCTTCATAACATTGTTTTCGCTTCTCCTTCTAAGAGTCGTATTAGAAATTTACAATCAATAGGTAGGGGATTGAGAAGATCAGAAACAAAAGAGGCTGCAACTCTTTACGATATTTCTGATGATTTGAGTTATAAAGGTAAGAAAAACTATACATTAAATCATTTTATGGAACGAGTGAAAATCTACACAGGTGAACATTTTCCATATCATATCTATACTATTCCCATTCAAACCGTCACAGACTCATTATAACAATTTTTAAAAGAAAAGTCAAGTGTTTTTTTCTTTATTTTTAACTTGACAAATATATTAAAGTTTGATATACTTATAAAATGAACTCAGAAAAGAAAGGTAGGTGATTGTGGCCCGAAAAAAACAACATTATGTCGATAATGAAAAGTTTTTAGAAGTTATGGGAGAATATCGTGAAAAATTTTTACAAGCAAAAGACGATGATATTGAACCACCCATAATACCAGATTATGCAGGAGAGTGTTTCCTTAAAATAGCAGAACGATTATCCCATAGACCAAATTTTATAAATTATGCATTTCGTGAAGAAATGGTAAGTGATGGAATTGAAAATTGTGTCATGTATGCAAGTAATTTTAATCCAGAAAAATCGGCCAATCCATTTGCATATTTTACTCAAATTATATACTATGCATTTTTACGAAGAATTGAAAAAGAAAAAAAACAATTATATATTAAATACAAAACAATGGAAGAACACAGTTCTTTAGAAGAACATGTTGATATGGGAGAAATGGGACAAAACGAAACACAATCTGTTACTTCTGGTGCATCGCCTTTGACAACTGATAAACGTGCTTCTATTCAAGAGTTCATACATGCATTTGAAGAGAAGAAACGAAAAAAGAAAAAAGTTAAGACTGATAAGGAAGATGATAATGTCATTTCATTTTCTCCATTGACAATTTTTTTAGAAAGAGCTCAAGCATGAAAAACTGTTTACCATTTAGAAATTTTCTTTTTCTTTTCCTTTTTATACCTATTGCATTGATGCCGATTATGATTCCAATTGTAGGAGAATGGAATGAAGAACCTGTAATGTGTGTGAATGAAAAATGAAAATAGCCCTTATAACCGATACACATTTTGGTGCAAGAAATGATAGTCTTATATTTTCAGATTTTTTTCGTAAATTTTATGAAAATATATTTTTTCCTACGTTGAAAGAAAGAGGAATAACAGAAGTTATTCATTTGGGTGATGTAGTTGATAGAAGAAAATTCATCAATTACAAAACTCTTAATTCTATGAAAAATATTTTGTTCGACCCCCTTAATGAGATGGATGGAAATATTAAGATTATTATCGGAAATCATGATATTTATTACAAGAATACTCTTTCTGTAAACTCAATGACGGAGTTGACAAAAGGAATGGATCATGTAACAGTTTATACTGAACCATGTGAAGTATCTTTAACAGATGATCATAGGGTGGTATTTTTGCCTTGGATTTGTGATGACAATGAGGAACAAACCAAAGAGTTGATCGAAAAGACACGAACTAAAGTTGCATTTGGACATCTTCACGTACAAGGAGCTGAACACATTAAAGGTTCAATAAGTTTCGATGGTCACTCTCCATCGATATTCAAAGCATTTCAAAGAGTATTTTCCGGCCACTTTCATCATCGTTCCACTACAGGAAATATTACTTATTTGGGAAATCCATATGAAATAACTTGGAGTGATTATAATGATCCAAGAGGATTTCATATTTACGATACTGAAACAATGGAAACGGAATTTATACAGAATCCTTATTCGATGTTTCACAAAATTTATTATGATGATGAAAAATTAGATTATGGTGATTTGTCACAATATGAAGATAGTTATGTAAAAATTATTGTTCAAAAAAAGAACAACTCTTATCTCTTTGAAACTCTAATGGACAAATTAATTGATGTTGGAGTAGGACATATTTCAGTTGTAGATAATCTTTTTGACATTGAAGATATTGGAGATGACATTGAGAGTATGGAAGATGTAGAAGACACAATGAGTGTGATTCGGAGTTGTGTAGATGGATTAGAAATTCAAAATAAAGAATCATTGAATAAATTAATGCAAGACCTTTATAATGAGGCTCTCACAGTAGAGACAATATAATGCCAACCAGACAAGAACGAAGACGCCAAGAAAGATTAGCAAAGAAACAGGGAAAAGCATCATCGAAATATGATATGCAAGTACAATTATTACAGCCGTGGTCTGTTCCTGTTTTCAAAACAAAATTACCTCCCGATGTTCTTCAAACGATGATTGAAATTTCAGATCAAGTTATAGCAGATAAAGATTCTACAACTTGGGGGCCTAATCTTGCAGGACAAATTGATAAAGAATTGAAAATAGAACATAATATATTACACCAAACAGGAATGATGGGTTTTCTCATGGGTGCAGTTCGTCAATTTGTAATTCAATGTAAGATGCAACAAATGCCGGACAAGATAGATGCAATTCAACAAGAAGAATGGTTAACTCAAATGTTGACTTGTTGGATCATTTCACAACAACCGAATGAATATAATCCTTGTCATATTCATACTCAATGTACAATTTCTTCAGTAATGTATCTTAAAGTTCCGAAAATGTTACCTTCTAGAAAAGGCCATAGACCAGATGATGATGGATCTATTCTTTTTGTCAGTAATGCTTCGAGAGATCTTGATTTTAGCGTACCTAATCTCGTAGTTCCTCCACAAGTAGGAGATTTTTTTATTTTCGGAGCACAACAACAACATGCTGTTTATCCATATCGTTGTGAAGAAGGTGATCCAGAACGTAGGAGCATTTCCTTCAATGCAATATTTCAATCAAAAACAGAATATGATATGGGGAAAGAAGCATACGTGCCGGGATCAGTAATAAAGCCTGGAGATTCAAAACCATCATAGAAAGGAAAAAATGACTAATTATGACATAGATGAAATGCGAAGAAAAGATAATGAACAGCGAAAAAAAGAATTCGGTAAAGATATGATCGAACATGAAAAGAGAAGTGTACACGATACACGAATACTAGGAAAAGATGAAGCGGCATGGACGGCAATTGATGTAGAAATTCCAGATGAGGATTTTATAAAGATTGCTCATGCAGCACATACAAGAGATATTACTATTAATAAGATGGTTAATATTATGTTGAAGAAATCTATTGAAAAAGCAGAATATAAATTTGAACATGATTCCAAACCACAACTTTTAACTGAAAGTTATAATTTTTAAATAAAACAAAATGATTATATTTAAGAAGATCTCTTGGAGGAATTTTCTTTCAACAGGAGATAAACCTACAATTGTTTTTCTTGATAGATCATCAACTACTTTGATTATTGGTGAGAATGGTTCGGGAAAGTCAACCATTTTAGATGCATTGACATTTGGATTATTTGGAAAACCATTTCGGAATATCAACAAACCTCAGTTAGTCAATGCGATTAACGAAAGAGAATTGTTGGTTGAAATTGATTTTTCTATTGGAAAGAAAGATTTTACAGTCAGAAGAGGAGTGAAACCAAATGTGTTTGAAATTTTTCAGAACGGCAAGATGTTTGATCAGACTGCCAATGTTCGGGATTATCAAGATTATTTGGAAAGAGTGATTCTCAAGTTAAATTACAAATCATTCACTCAAATTGTTCTTCTTGGAAATTCATCTTTTGAGCCATTCATGCAGTTGAAACAGGCGGATCGCCGAGCAATTGTAGAAGATCTTTTGGATATTCAGATTTTTTCTTCTATGAACATGATTCTTAAACAGAAGAATTCAGAATTAAAAGGAGAGTTTCAACAGAACGAAAATCAGAGAGATTTGAATGAATCCAAAACAAAAATACAACAAGAATATATTGAACGATTGCAACAAGACAACGAATCAATTATCTATAACAAATCTCAAGAAATTAGAAATTTTAAAAAACAAAAAGATTATAGTGTTGGTACTTTAAATGCACTTCAAGAACAGGTTCTTACTTTAAATGATAAGATGTTGTTAGAAGATGGAGTTCAAAAAAAGGCTTCTGAATTTGGAACACTTCAAAATAAAATTGATGTCAAACTTGATCAAGAACAGAAAGAACTCAAATTTTACGAAACCAATTCAACGTGTTCACAATGCAAACAGGATATTGATGATGTGTTCAAAAAAGAACGAATTATCGATATATCTAAGGGAATTGATGAAAAGAAAGATGGTTTAGATAAGATACTTACACAAATTGAAAACTTGGAGAAAGAGTTGGGGGAGTTTAAATCTATTGGCCGAGAGGTTGCCGAGAAGAATAAACGTCTTGCAGGATTAGAATCTGAAATCCAATCTCTTGATTCTAACATAGAGCGAACACAGAAAGAAATTGAAAAATTACAAGAGAAAAAAGAACTTGATAGTGTAGAGGAAAATACTTTACAGTCGTTACAGGAAGATCTGAGAACCCTAGAAGGTCAATATCAAGGGTTATGTGAGACAAAACAGACATATGAATATGCAAATGAACTCTTGAGAGATTCGGGAATC